AAGTCTTGGGCGAACAGCAGTAGAATTAGCAATAGCAACTGGAATAACACCAGATTATTGGCTCAATGCAGAACCCGAAATATGGGCTACAGCAATCGACATATTGAACGAGCGCAATAATGGCTAATCCAGTATTAGGTAAAAGTAGCAATAAAAATAAAACAATTAGAGTTAAAGTAGACGATTACGAATTACGTAAATTGCTTGCAACTTTTGGTCGTATGGACGATATTGCTAAAAACGATATGAAAAAAATAGCCAATGATTTAACCGAACGAGCAGCCAAATTTGTCACAGCTTACGCTTACAATGCACCAAACCCTGCACAAGCAGACGCTATTATGAAATCGTTGAAAACTAACAAATCTGACAAAGCACCTAACTTTACTTTAGGTGGCACTAGAAAAGTTACTCGTTCTGGGGCAACTGCAAGCACATTATTGTTTGGTACAGAATTTGGTTCAAAACGATATAAACAATTCCCACCCAGAAGTAAACCTAAAGGTCGGGGTAATCGTGGTTGGTTTATCTTTATTGCTTTAGAACGTTTTCAGCCTATAATAGTAAAAGAATGGCTACAAGGATATGAAAAAATTGCTAACGAGTGGAAAAGTAGAGCTGCATAATGGCTGAAATTAGATCATTAAAACTAGCGTTACTTGCTGACACAAAACAATTTATTGAAGGTCTTGATAAAGCCGATAAAGAGACAAGAAGTTTTAGCGACAAACTTGGTAGTGCTTTGAAAACTGGTGCTTTGGCTTTTGCAGCCGTTGGCGCAGCTGCAGGTGCTATGGCTATCAAGATAGGTATTGACGCTGTTAAAGCAGCTATAGAAGACGAAAAGGCTATGAAAAGCCTTGCTCAAACATTAAAGAACACAACTAAAGCCACAGATGCACAAATAGCAGCTACAGAAGATTTTATTGACAAAACAGCACGCGCTACAGGTGTTGCAGACGACCAATTACGTCCAAGCCTTGACAGACTTGTTAGATCCACACAAGACATAACTAAAGCACAAAAACTACAAACATTAGCTCTTGACATATCTGCTGGTACAGGTAAAGACCTTGCCACAGTTACAGAGGCACTTGGTAAAGCCTATGACGGCAACCTTGGAGCATTAAAACGTATTGGTGTACCACTTGACGAAAACATAATTAAATCTAAAGATTTTGATGCAGCTGTTAAAGCGTTATCAGAAACTTTTGCAGGTCAAGCAGACGTTGCCGCTAATACTTTTGCTGGACGTATGGCTCGTATCAAGATTTCTCTTGATGAAGCAAAAGAAAGTTTAGGGCAAGCTCTTTTACCATTACTTGAAAAGTTTGCACGTTTTGCAACAGATACTCTTGCACCTGCTTTACAAGGACTTGTAGACGGTTTGACAGGTAAAAAGAAATCAGTTGTACCAGCATTAGGAATGTTTCAAGAAGCAACAAATAAAGGCGAAGACGCAGGCTATAATCTTGGAACAGCTTTACGTAACCTTGGTTCAGGTCTTGGCAGTTTGTCAGGACAACTAGATGTTGCAACAAATGCTGACTCAGGTTTTGTCAGATTTGTTAATTTATTAACCACTATGGTCAATGCTATAGATAGTTTGCTTGGTTCAATAAATGCTGTACTTGGACCATTCAAGCAACTTCTTGATTTCAGCCAACGTTTTGCAGAATCAGAATCACAAAGAAGAATTGACCCAACTTTAATACCACAAGCCAACCCTAACTCTGTATTTAACAAACCAGCTGCAACAGTTGTAAATATTGTTAACAACGTTAAAGGTGCTATAGATCCACAAGGCACAGCTAGAACAATTACTAAAGTACAAAACACAGCGTTAAAGACGACAGGAATAAAGCCATTCAACTTTGGGTTTAGATAACCAATGCCGATTTACACACCCACATTTAAGATACGTATTGCTGGCGTTGAATACACTAATGAGGTTTTAAGTAACGCAACTATCACAGCAGGACGTAACGACTTTTTTGAACCAACACAACCAAGTTATTGTAATCTTGAACTTATTAACTTATCTGGCACAAGCCCAGCAATTAACTTATTAGATGTAGTAAATATTCAAGTTAAAGACACAAATAATGTGTTTGTTGATTTGTTCACAGGTGAAGTTTCAAGTGTTCAAAACACTCTTGAAGGTGCTGGGGCTAATGATCAGTATGCAAACACAGTTCAAGTGCAGGCTATAGGTTTTCTTGGTTTACTTGTTAAACGTTACGCAGGTGCAGTATCTTACCCACAAGAATTTGACGGACAACGCATTGAACGAATATTAGAAGAAACACTTTACACAGCTTGGGAAGATTTAAGTAATTTAACTACTTGGAACGATTTACCAGCACTTGAAACTTGGCAAAACTATGGTGTGCAAGGCATAGACATTATTGACAACGGACGTTACGAGGTGCTAGCACGATCAGCGCAAGTTGAACAAGCTAATGAAATAACGGACGTTACAGCCACAACAGGATTGGGCTACTTATATGAAACTGGCGACGGTTTAATCGGTTATGCAGATGCTGAAAGACGTTCAACTAACTATGGAACTAACACTATAGCCGTTGACGCTGACATTCTTTCAAGCGCAGGTTTTATCACACGTCTACAAACAGCAGATATTATTAACAGCGTAGTCATTCAATACAATGACCCAGTTGCCGAAGAAGCAGCTGAAAATGACACAAGTATAGATACCTATGGTTTGTTGCAACAAATTGTGCCAACCATTTTGGCTGAACAACTTGATGCCCAAGAACAAGCTGCTAGAACAGTTGCCCTTAGAGGTTTACCTAAAGTGTCTTTAGACTCAGTTTCATTAAACCTATCTAACCCGAACATAACTAATGCTGTACGTAACTCATTTCTTAGTGTTTCAATGGACACACTTGTAGCCATAACTAACATTCCAACAGGCATAATTACTTCAGGTGTATTTGAAGGCTTTGTTGAAGGTTGGACTTGGACATTATCAAAAAACAGCCTTGAATTAGATCTAGCAATTTCTAACTCAATCTACAGCTCTCTTGATGTACAATGGGAAGACTACAACCCATTAACTCAATGGCAAAACCTGCCTAACGATTTAACGTGGCTTGACGTCGCTTAAGAAAAGGATAAACTAGAACAATGGCAACTACGACCAATTATGGCTGGACTACCCCAGATGACACCTCACTTGTTAAAGATGGTGCTTCTGCTATTCGCACTCTTGGGTCTTCTATTGACACCTCTCTTAACAATGCTTTGGGTACTAAAAAAGCAGGACTTGTACTATTAAACACCACTAGTTTTAGTGCAGTAGCGAGTGTATCTTTACCTGCTGACACTTTTACAACAACTTATGATAATTATAGAATCGTATTAAATAAATTAGATTCTCCTGCAAACCCAAATATTTATTTAAGATTGCGTGCAGCAAGTACAGATGAAACTGGTGCAACTTACGCTTGGAGTTATACAGGCGCACGCGCAAATAACACAACTTTTAACAATGGTGGTAACGCTACAACTTTTATCAATTTGCTTAGTTGTAGGCAAGTTCCTTTTGGTGGTGCTTCAATAGATTTGTACAGCCCAAAGTTAGCAGATGTAACGGGTGTAACTTGTCAATGGAATGGTGGCGAATCAGGTTGGTTCAACTTTGGAACAACTGGGGGCAATCTTAATAACACAACTTCTTATGATAGCGCGAGTTTAGTAGCCTCATCATCTACAATTTCTGGTGTAATGTCCGTCTACGGATACAACAAATAAAGGATTATGACAATGGCAAAATCTGAAACAATTAAAATACAAATAGGCGAAGAAGTTATTGAACTTACTGGTGCAGATAAAGAAGCGTTTTTGGCTGACAGAGAAGAATCTAATGCCCAAATTCTTACACTCGAAGCCGAGTATAAAGCCAAACAAGATGCACGCGATTCAGCAATTAAAAAACTTGGTGAAATAGCAGGACTAACAAAAGAAGAACTAAATGCAATCCTTTAACCACAAACAATTTTCTTTAGCTGCAATTGCTTTTCTAGCAGCTTGGCAAGCAACAGACTTTGCCCTTGATTACAGAGCTGTATTAGGTGCTGTTGTAGCTGCTTCAATGGGAGCTATGAACCCTAATGCCAAAACCAAGACTAAGTAAAGCAGCTGAGCAATTACGCTCGGAAATAAACGCCAAGTATCCTAAACGAGATAAACGCTCAGACGGCTGGATAGGCGACACAGCACACAACGCACGTAAGTCAGACCACAACCCAGATAAACAAGGTTGGGTACGTGCCATAGATATTGATTCAGACCTTCTTAAAGGATCTAGTAAAGAGTCTTGGTTACTTGCTGAACAAATTAAGACAATTGCACTTAAAGGCGACAAAAGACTTAGTTACATTATTCATCAACACCGAATAGCCTCACCACGACAAAATTGGGCGTGGCGTGTCTACAAAGGGTCTAACCCTCACGTATCACATTTGCATATATCCTTTACTAAGGCAGGCGACCTTAACGGAAAGGTATTTGGAATATGAGCAAACCTAAAGCAAAAAAACAAACAATTGAATTACCAGACGTAATGGCTTCAGAGCTAGTAAAAGTGATTAACACAGCTCACGAAGACGGCAAACTTATTACAGGGTTTGTTTGTTTATTAGAGGTTTTTGACGGACGTAAAAAAACTATAAAGATACAAGCCAACGCAGATATGCCACAACATTCAGTTTTTGGAATGATTAACTTTGCAGCTGAAAAATATCAATTCACAGTATCGCCAGAAGAAGACGACGACGACTTTTATGATCCTGAGTGGTTTGACGGACAATGATAAACGAACTTGTTGGCATTATTGGTTTGCTTGTAACTGTTCTTGTTTTAGTTATTAAAGCAACAGTTGAAATTACTAAAATGAAAACACAGTTGTTTCCTAATGGTGGTTCATCATTAAACGATAAAGTGACACGCCTACAGATTGAGGTCACAAAAATTCGTAGTACTATAGATAGTATTAACACACAGTTAGGTAAACCTAAACGAAAGAGGTAACGTATTAAACGTTACGTTGTTATCTCAGATTTGCAATACCCTTATATTAAAAAGCAATACGTTGATTCTTTACTTGATTATATAGATTACGTTAAACCAGATAAATTATTGTGTGTCGGAGATGAGCTTGATGCACAGACAATATCAACTTATGCACGTGGAACAAGCCTGGAGTTTGAAGGTTCATTACAAAAGAATATAATTGGTTTGAAGGGCTTACTCAAAGAATTCCGTAGTGCTATTGGACGCAGTAAGCCTTTCATAATGCAACGCAGTAATCACACAGCTAGAATTGAACGTTACATTTCAAAATTTGCTCCAGCGTTCTCAGTCATTGACGCAATTAAAATAGAAAACCTTTTAGGTTATAACGATAAAGACATAAACATTACCTACAACAGATCATTAAAAGAATTCACTAAAGGCTGGCTTTTGGCACACGGAGATGAAAATCGCCTTTTTAGCCAAGCTGGGGCTACAGCTCTCAATCTTGCAATTAAAACAAACAAGTCCGTTATCTGCTCACATACGCATCGTCAAGGAATCTTGCGCCAGTCATACGGCTTTGGGGGCAATCAAACTACACTTACAGGTGTTGAGGTTGGGCATCTTTGCGACATTAAAAAAATGAGTTATTTGAAAGAAAATATAGCCAATTGGTCGGCAGGTTTTGGAATTGTGTATGAACAGGACGGACAAGTTA